AGCAAACCGACTTGATTGTTGTCTTGGCCTGAAATATAAAAATTCTCACTAGAGGCTATGCCGATATTACCACGACTTGTGCCAGCAGCAATAAATTCTACTAAAGGCCCATCATTGGTTAATCTGTTTAAATACAAACAGCTATCACCGTCTTTGGTTATCAGAACATCATTATTTGCTCTTAATTCAATACCAGCGGTTGCAATACCCGATGAAGTCTTGCCAACCAACACGTTTTCTGACGAATCAATAGTAATAGCTGTAGCATCGCTAGAATTAGAAATTCCAGTTACACCTTCTTTGCCTATTTGAGTCAGTGCCACGACTTATCTCCCTATGCGTATGGGCTGTCGCCAAGTACGCTTGTATCCCAAGCTGCCTTGAGTTTAGCGATTGTGTCTGCACTACCGATTGCAGATGCAGCAGGTGCATCACGGAGTGCTTTCTTTTTAGTTACAGAGGCAGTCTTGGCAGACGCATCGTCAGCCTCAAGTGCTTTCATATACACTACGTCCTCTGCATCAAGCAGTGGCTTGCGTACTTCACGGATTTTTTCTTTAAAGATTGCTTTGGCTGCATCCATGTCTTCACTGATGACTTTGCCACTTAATGACCATGCACCACGAAAGTGACGGTCAGAAGGAACGGAAGCTGTTGCGGCATCAATCTGATTCCCGTCCTTGTCTACGATGTATGTTTGTGCCATTAGGTTTCTCCTCTTAGGCTGCTAAATCAGTGACGCTAAGTTCTTCAGTAATCTTCCAAGCATTGCGCCACTCTCGTGTGCCGGGAAGCTGTTCTTTGCGACAGATAACCATCTTTGGTTTGTTGCCTTGATTCCAGTTGCGCCACACAGACTGTGGGCAATCTTTCATAATTAAATACTCAATCGCTTGTTCTTCTGTCATCGCATCGACAGGCTTGGTGTTGTGCAGGAGATAGCCACGAGTGTGCTTCGTAAAGCCCTCTTCAGCCTCGTCCTTTGCCAACTCCCAGTATACTTCGACAGGTGGCAGGATACCGCCCTGTAATGCACACGCCATCCAATTAGGGTCAGGCACAAGTATCTTAGCGCATTCATCTACGCTGTCCTCATACACTACACGGTAGTCAGACTGATGCGGCTCAAGAGTTTCTTTGGCCCAACAAAGCCTATCCCATAAGTGTGTGCCTTGAAATTCTGGTGTTTCTATTGTCATCATGTCTCCTATGCCAAATCACTCACAACTTGAATACTTAGGTCCGCACTGTCTTCGCCTGTGTTTGCATTAATTAAACTTTGCGCCCTTGCTTGGCTTGTGCTTCCATTAGCAGCCAATACAGTAAAATGAACATAATTATCTGTATTTCTTCCACCGCTTGTAGTTGTAAAAAAGTGGTCAAACATATTATTTATAAAAGCAATATCAGATATACCTGTTCCACTATCTGTATGAGAACTAGAATTTAAACTATTGTTAACAATAGGTGTTCCTTGATTAATGTGAGCGTACATTTTTACAGCACCACTCACTATATAATCTGTGTCACAAGAATGAGTTGTTTTTACAGATTTATTAAGAGTGCTTCCAATTTGTCCACTGGTCTGGAGAGTGTCAAATGCTACTGTACCAAATCCCATTATGCTAAGTCTCCAAATGTTTGATGCGAACTGCCGGAGTCAGTATTAGAATCTGAATGATTATGTACATCTATATTATATCCTGATGTACTACCCGTGTGGTAGGTGGCTAAGAGAGAGGAGGATGTAAAAGCATTTGCAGCACCAGAAAGATTACTGCCATTATCCATATTGTTGGTGAATGTAACACTGTAATCTCCTGTGCCATCGTCTGCCGTAGAAGAAATATTAAAGCTGTCACTTATAGTTGCTGCAGCGTTCATTCTTATCCACGTCTTTGCCAACCCCTGCTGCACACTGGTCTGTGCGCTACCCTCCCCACGGATAGTCAGCGAGTTAGCCGATGCACTGACCACGGGCGTAGAACCGATGGTAAGTGTTGTGGCAGTGGACTTGCCAGTGAGTGTGTCTACTACGAGGGTACTCATGCTAAGTCTCCTAAAATTGCGAGAGTTAACTCGTTGTAGTCTCCAAAAGTACCGTTGCCAAACAATACTCTAAAAGGAATAGACCCTGTAGCTAATTGGTCACTACTTTCGGCTAATCCAAGACAGCCCAATTCAGAAGAAGCGGAGGGGTTCTTACCACCAAACGGACACGCATAATGTGTGTTTCCCATATTGTTGCTGTAAGAAACTGTGTATTCCCCTGTCCCTCTATCTGTCATACCAGAAGCGTTAAAGCTGTCGTCTATAGCAACAGTGCCAGTTCCAGTAACGTGCGCCCACGCTTTCCCCAACCCCTGCGCCAAGTTTGTAGTTGTACTACCACCCTCTGCAATCACGTTGACTATAGATGCAGATGTCACGCCACCAATCTTATCAATACCTATCTGTGAAGTACCATTAGCCTTCTGGATGGTGTCTACTTTGATTGTACTCATACGACTGCTACCCTTCCCCCGTCATTGATGGTCAAGGTAATCCCACTGTTGACTGTCAACGGCCCTGTTACATTTGCATTCTCTGTAGCGAGGATTGTGATATTTGTGTCTAGGGCTTGTGAGTTAGTGCGGAACATGCCGCCGTTTTTAAAGTTACCCTTGAACTCTGACGTAGGTGTGACTGTTCCTGCAGCTAAGTCTAGGAAGTACACAAAGATATTGCCTGTGCCGCTAGATGGGGCAGCAGAGAATGTCAGTGTAGAACCGTCTGGCACAGTGTACGCTGCGCTATCTTGAATAACACCATCAACACTCACAAGTATCTCTTGTACAGAACCGATGGTCCTGCCCAGTGAAAAAGTTGTGTCAGAAGCATCACCGTTAAATCTTACGACAGAGGGTGGAGTTTGGAAGTTAGCAGGTACATTGTTGCCAAGATAAGCCATTAGGTTATCTCCATGTAACTCATAGTAACAGAAACTTTGTCAGCGACAGAAGCATCTATCTTTATAATATCTCCAACATTTAGTACAAGTTTATTACCCGCCATGATTTCTACAGTAGACCCTACTGGTATGGGTATGTCCTTTACAATGTGTGCTGTTGTGTTTTGAGTTTGGCTAGTTTGAGTTGTTGTACTAACAAGTTCTACAGTGCCAGTAACTTGCGCTGTATGCACATTTGCAAGCGTCAACCCAAGAACAATAACAGTGCTGCCACTTTGCACGGTGTACAAAGTCTCTGGTGTACCAGATGAAGCGGGGGCAACATCTCTTGTTATAACTTTAAAAGTATTAGCCATTTATGTCTCCAAATGTAGTATAATTATACCATACTTATAATGCTTTGTCAAGCATTTATTTTATTACCCAAGGGCAATAGCCAATGCCGTAGCCTCGTCAGCAGCAGCGGCGGCTGTTGTAGCACCGATATCAGAAAGAACTTCTGACGCAGACCTGCCTTCAATAGAAGTTCCGTCAATACGTAAAAAGTCATTATCTGCCGCACCGCTTGTAAACACCGCTACGTTACCACTACTAATTCCTGTTGCGGCAACGGCTGCTGTACCTAAACCTATATCAGAACGAACTTCAGAGGCTGAACGACTTTCTAATCCATTAGCTGTAAAACGAGCAAACTCATCGTCTGCTACAGATGAACTGTCAATCTTTACAGCGTTAGTGTCAGATATACCAAAAGTTAAACTTGCTTGACCACCAATGTCAGATAATACTTCTGAAGCAGAACGACCTTCGATAGCTGTGCCATCAATACGCAAAAAGTCATTGTCAGCAGCACCGCTAGTAAAGGTAGCTACATTACCACTTGATATACCAGCAGACGGAATATCAGATGTTAGTGCAACTGTACCAGCACTGGATGGCAGTGTTACAGTTACGTCTGCTGTAGAGGCAGGACCAATTAATGTGACAGCGTTTGTTCCGTTATCTGTGTCTTCTTTAAATAGTATAGAGCCAGCAGCAGAGGACGAACCTGTAAGAGTAGGGGCTGTTAAACTTTTGTTAGTAAGAGTTTGTGTGTCGGTAAGCGTAGCCACTGTGCTGTCAATAGCCACAGTCAGCGTATTACTAGAACCAGAGGCTGTCAAGGTCAATGCTAAGTGCGCCACCGCTATCACCTTGAAAGTCAAGGTCCGATGCGGTAAGCTGTGCATCTACGTAGGCTTTGATGGCTTTGGCTGATGCTAGTGTAGTGTCTGTACCTGCAACACTAGACAGGTCTGTGTCAAGAACCCCAGACTTTAAATTATCTACCTCAATGTTAGACACGGTGTTGTTATCTACATCAATAGTTTTATTTGTAAGAGTTTTAGTTGTAGCAGCAAGATATGTATCAAATGTATCTACTGTAGTCTGGCGCATTGTGCCGCCATCATTAGTTACAATACCATCGCCACCTGCTACTGCTGTTGTGCCAGCAGATGTGCCACCATCCATGAGATTAAGTTCTGTTGCAGTAGCAGTAACATTTGTGCCGCCGATATCTAGCGTTGTCAGGGATACTTCACCAGCTACTGTGGCGATACCGTCTGCCAATGTAATTAAATCAGTGTCATCAGTATGACCTATGGTAGTGCCATTAATAATTACATTGTCTACGGTAAGTGTTGTAAGCGTACCAACCGATGTAAGGTTTGGCATTGCTGTAATTTCGTCATCAAAATAGGCAGCTAAGTCTGTGACCGCCACCTGTTTCATTGTTCCAGCATCGTTGAATACAACACGGTCTGCATCAGCTACGGTAGTAGATGTAGCAGTAGTGTCACCATCAAGTATGTTTAATTCTGTTGTGGTGACTGTTGCACCGTCTAGTATTTCTAATTCTGTTTCAGATATACCTGCACTGCCTATTGTTAATGTGCCAGATATATCTACGTTACCATTAATGTCAATAGTGGTGGCAGCTATCTGTATTTCTGTGTCAGCTACAAGATCAAGCTGTCCATCTGTGCTTGAGTTAATGTAGATGGCTGTGTCACGGAACTGTAGTTTTTCTGTGCTGGCTACAAGTATATCATCCGAAAACTCAAAGTAGTCTTCGTCTTCCATCCACTTTAATTCACCATCATTAGTCTCGCCATCAAAGGTAATAGTAATATCAGTGCCAGCAGTACCAGCACCAAATGTTAATCCGTTACCAAGTAGCTTTGTAATAGGCCCACCTTCAGCAGCAGTGCCATCATGCGTGTGACCTGTGCTGGCAGCAAAGGCTGCAAGAAGCTGATTAAATTCATTGTTGGTGTGTGCGGCAGTGATAACATCTCCGTCAGTGTAGGAGGACTGCCTAGTATAAGTATCACCCATTTATCTTCTCTCTCCTAGCTGGTATTC